GTCTGTGCCGTCGTTTCTAAGTACCGCTGACCCGTGATAAATTGCCATTTTTATTCCTTACGGGTGATCCCCGTTACCGTTTATATATCTTGCCGCTGTAGTGCCAAATAGGTTAACTGTTGCGCCGCTGTTTATTATACCACTACCTTTAGCGCCACCCAAAGCATCATTAGCCACCCCATCATTTCCCCACCCCGATCCGCTGCCATCAATCTGACCGTTTACACCGTTGTTAGCGCCCGTAGTGCCTGCGCCCGTAGAGTAGCCACTGCGCCCGCCTGTGCCGGGTGTCCTGCCGTCCGCGCCTCTGCCACCATCGCCCGCTGTTAATGTGTATAAATTAGCGCTAAAACCACCATCGCCGCCGCTTGGCGCTCTGATATAGCCGTCAGCGGTTGGGTATGCTGTACTTGGTGTTGTGCCGCTAAAATAAAAGTCACAATCTACGCCTTGACAGTCGAAAACTGTACCGCCTGCAAGCCCGTTTCCCGGAGGGAAAGTATAGGTTACATCCTCGACTATCACAGCACCGCCTACGCCGCCGTTACCTGCGTTAGCTTGCCCGTCAAAGCCGTTAACCATAATAATGGTTAGTTTTGAACCTGTAGCAAAGTTACCCGCGCGTATTGCTGTAGCCCCTTCCGAATACCCGCCATCCAAGATAAAGGTAAGATCTACCGCTTGAGATGGTGCGCCGCCTAACGTGTACAAGTTGACACTGCCAAGGTTACCCGTTAACAATATTTCACTACCTGTTGTAAATGCTGCCTCATAAGTTAGCGCTTTTACGTTGTAATACCTGCCGCTTTTGCTGTACTTTGGGTTAACCGATACTATTTGCGCCCTGATATCGTTTGATAATGAGCCGTCAGCGTTTTGATCGGATAAAGATGTAATGTCAACAACATCACCCATTGCAAAATTAAGATATCTTTCATCGGTTTCAAACTCGCGCAAAAATGGCGTATATTTAAATCTACTCACATATCGTTGAGTAAGCAGATCGGCAGCATCTTTATTTAAATATTGCGTGTTATCAAATTCTTTGTCTTTGTGCTTAGGGTAAAGCGCATCACTTATAATCGAATTATCAGAAAAGCGTGAAGCCTTGGCATAACTGAAAGAGTCGTCAGAATCGGTAAGATTCTTTTTATCATACAGAATCATAGCCCTGCTAGCCCTCAGTTTCTCCTGTGCAGTTTTCTTTACGCTGTGCGCGTTTATTTCCTTACCCTCTGCCAGTGTGCTTGTTGATTGTTTCCAAACTGATATAGCAGACAGTTTTATCTCGTTATCAACAGGGCTATACCATAGATCCATTAAAAAGTTAGTTAATAGCTTGGCTATAACCTCGTTTGTGTCTATTGCTTCAACATGCAAAGTATTAATCTTATCTGTTGAGTGCCATTCTGCAACCTCTGCCGCCCAATCTGTCGATGGTATTAGTGAGCTGTCAATGCCTGAATCTGTAAGAATTCTAGTTATTAAGTCATCTAATGTTTCATCATCAGAAAGCCCGCAGATAAAAACTTCATCACCTGCGCTGTGCTCCTCTGAGTGTGTGTGCGTTAATACTTCTGATGATGTAGGGGCTACAACAGCCCCACCTCTAGAGGTTATAACTAACTCCGCAGTAGGTGTTAAGTTGTTTGTGACGCTACTAACTTTTAATATTTCTTCACCAATTCTAACTGCGAAAGCGCTTGAATAGTCTGTGTCTCCGTCAACTTCAATGGTCAACTGGTTGTTATCTATATCTTGCCTTAAAAAGCCGCCTGTTTCCTCTGGCCACGTTTTCTCATCAAGATTAACTGATGATAAAACGTCTTTAAAACTTAATGACCAGTCGCCGCTGCTGCTGCGGCTTAAAGAATCAATTAAAAAGTGTCTTGTTTGTGCGCCGTTAGCTATATCAATACTACCGTCAGTCTCTACCCTGTAGAGTTTTATACGCGCCGCTTTATCTGCGAGTATCTGCCGCGCGTCTAGCTTACCGAAAAAAGTACCTTGTTTTTTTACCGCACTAGTAACGCCCGGCGCTGTGGGGTTGGGGTCTTGTCCGTCAAAGTCGATCAGCGTTATTTTTGCGCTACTCCTGCTCGCTAAGCCCTCGCCCGGCTTTAGCTTTGCGCTTGTCTCACTTATACTTTTTACACACCTCCAGACTGGTTCACCATTGATCGACGGTAAAACAGGCGCATCCGTATTCGTAAAATAATACGTTTTATAATCACCCGCCCACGCCTGATCACAAAACAATGGCGTACCATAACCGCCCGCACCGCCAAGTGTGCAAGTGCCATTAATAACTGGTAAATCAATTTCGATAATCTCAAAATGTTGCTGTACTCGCTGCGAACGTGTAGCCTCAAAAGTTGCCATTTTATAACCCGTTAAATACGCTAAATTTTAGTTTTATAGAATCTAGACCAGTAGTCTGCGAATGTGCCGACGTATCAAAACTTGGATCAAAGCATATATAGCTAGACTCTGGTTGATCAATAACTTCTTTCATAAAAAAAGGTTGCTCAAAAGCAAAATCTATAAATGTTTGCCATTGTAGCTGAGAAAAAGCACTGGTTTGATTTGGCAGAACTAAGCTGCCTTTTAACGCCTTGCTTTTTTGCGTTGTTGATATTGGGCTAGATGATAATGTGCTTCTAGTAGATTGCACAAGTTGCCTATTTAACCAGTTTCTTTTATATCCTGCCTGCTCACCTGTCGCAATGGTCAAATGCTCACCCGCCGCAATAAAGCTAACCGTTGTTTGATATGTGGCAGGGGTAGTTATAAACTTTATTTTTAAGTCTTGAAATGCTTGAGCCTGAAAAGTGAACATTACATTATGATTACGCTTTAAAACCACGCTGTCTACCAATGTTGTGTCATTGTAAAGTTCAATGGTAGCCTGCTGTTGTGTTGCTGCATTATGACCAGATACCGCTACATAGCTAATATTTGTTCGTGGGCCGTAACTGACCACAAAATCCTGAGCGCTAGTACCGCTTGTGTAGTTTAATGAATGATCTGGATCTGATATATTTGCTGCTACTTCGCTTGTTCCCGCGCTTGTGATAGTTGGTGTAGCGCCCTCTAAGACGTTGCTAGTTGATATAGAAAGCCCTTTTTCTATCTGCTGCCCTGTTGCGCTTGTTATAATTGTCATTACGCTCTACCCTCTATCTGTGCTTTGTTTAGTGCTGCTGCTATCGCGTCGATCAACTCGTCACCGCTATCGGTTGAAAAGTTGATTGTTTGCACCGTTGACCCTTCATCAGTTGAGTCGCTAACTTCCAGTCGCGCTGTTTCTTGCTCGAAATCTCTAGTGTTTTGCACCTCTGGAGATGATGAACCGCCACCCGAAAAACTGCCGCCGCCCGAAAAGCTACCGCCACCGCCGCCCGCTAAACTGCCGAGAGTTGCCGCGCCTATAGCTACCATACTTAGTGTGCCTTGTGCATGAACTTTTGCAGCTAAAGCGCCCGTAGGGTCTATAGTCATGGCTTTCATTGCTGCCGCTTGTGTGTTTACGTATGTCTCAGCCATTGCTAACGCTTGTGAGCCTACAAACAGCGCCTTGCCTACCTTGCTATCACTATCAACTAAACCCGACATGATGCTTATAATAGATTTTACGTTTTGCATCTCGATCTGTTGTTCCATCTTGACGCGAGTTTGTAAATTCTTTTCTTTGTCCTTTTCAACCTTGACTTTGTTTTTTGCTATTGCTTGCTCTTTTTTGTCATCAATATCTATCAGTGCTTGAAGATATTCTTCTTCAAGATCTAATAAGTTGGCGTGATGTTCGCCTAGCATCTCTTGTTCTAGCTCGTATTTTTCGGTAAGCAATTCGGTTTCAGTTTTAAATCTGTCCTCAATGGCGCTGATTTGATCGCCTGTGCCTATTCCGCTGCCGTCCTGTATGTCTTCGCCTGTGCTGCCGCCTATTTTTTTACCTTCTAATCGTTCGGCGTCGGCAACCCTTTGCGCCTCTATAGTTTCCTCTATAAGCAGCTTTTGATCTTTTAGTAAATGGTATCTTTTTAGCTCTGTCTCGAATTCCTTTTCGGCTAACCTTTCTTGCGTTGTTGTTAATACGTTCAGCGCTGCTTTGTTTTCTACTCTTATCTTTCCTACTCTTTCGGCTACAGGGCTTAGCCTGTCGAGCTTTTCCCTGCTTATTTCTAACTGTTCGTTTATGTCCTTAACAGAATTTATTTCCTCTGGGGATCTCATTGTATTAATGAAATTCACTATTGCTTGTGTGGCAGTGGGTACTACCTCAATAATATCATTGAAAAATTCATCCATTACGGGCGCAAGTGTGGCGCTTATGGCTGTAGTGGCGTTACCTATTGATGACTTCATTAAATCAAAACTAGTGGTTAACTCGTCAAGGCTTTTTGATTGTTCTGCGGTGATTTTCATTGATGAATTAACACCGTCAAAGCGACCTTTTAAATCTAACAGCTCCCTTGATCCATCTTTAAGCAATGGCAATATCTTAGATAGGTCGTTTCCCATTGATTCTAAAACAAAAGTCATCTTATCACCTGAGACGCTCGCAGATTCCATTTGAGAAACCATCTCGCCAAGCACCTGTTGGCTAGACATACTCTCAAATTCTTGCGCCACTTTTCGCGCTTCGTCTTTGGTTAGCTTCATAACGTCAGCGTAATCTTGAAAAGCACCCGTACCCGCTGCGCTGAATTCGCCAACTTTATCAGATATATCTTTAGAAATATCTGCTATTTGTTCGGCGTTTATACCGTAGGTTTTAGTTGCAAAGGCTAGCGCCTGAAAATCTTCCGCTGTCGTTTTGGCTTGCCTTGATAATGTTTCTAGCTCTCGACGGTTACTAGCAGATGCTAGCACCATTGCTGATATAGCAGCGTTGACAGCTACCGCAATAGTGGCGACCTTAGCCAAACCGCCTGCAAGCGTTTTAGCGGTTTGTCCCATTCCCGCAAAGCCTTTATCATTTTTCTTTACCGCTCCGCCTAGTTTATCCAGCTTGTTTTCGGTGGCTTGCAATTTTGCATCGAGTTTTTTTGTTTTTGCGTCTAATTCGACTATTAATTTTTCTGTAGCCATTCTGGGCTTGCTCCGTTCTGTATTCGTTCAAAGTTTAACATTATGCTAGTGTCACTAGATTTTTGCTGCTTGTTGTTTACAAGATGTAACACTTCTACAAAATCTAGCGCCCAAGCTTCAGAAGGGGCTATTTTTAACTCATTAACGCAAAGCCTAAATATATGCCAGTAATCATATTTCTCTGGCACATATTCACCCATGCCGCCTAAGTATCCGCTTTTTTTTTACCGGGTACAGCTTGGCTTAAATAGTCGTTTATTTCAAAAGCAAGGTTTAGCGCTTCAACAGGCCAAGGCTCGCTTAAATCGTCGGGCTTTTCGTTTAACGTCCAACCTACGCGATAAGTTGCGTCTTCTATTTCAGCTAAAGGAATGCCGTCTTGCGCTGCTTTTATCAAACAGTAAAAAGCAAAGCTAGCATCTTTACGGCTGTGAACACTTCGCAGTATTTCAAGGCGCTCTAGAATTGTTGTTCCTTCGGGTATTTTTAAGTACGCAACAAGATAATCAGCAAAAAAGCCGTTAAGATCTTTACCTGTTTTTTCGGCAAATTCTTTACATGCTTTGTTGCTGATCTTCCAGTCGTACTCTTTATAGCACAACTTTATCATGCTAGTCTGCTGCCGCTGTGTGCGTCACATTACCGCTAGAGTTAAAGCTAATAGTGGTTGCCACTTTTGCACCCTGCGGGATAGAATCGCTTAAACCAGTTGGTACAAACAACCCCGAAAAAGCTTCATTTGTTGAGTCACCCGATCCCACATAGGTCAGCGTGTAAGTGTCTTGAGTTCCGCTTAATGCGTCAGCACGCACTTTCCGAAATTGTGTGTCGTTATTATATGTTAACTCACCAGAAAAAACATGTTGCTTTCCTGATAGCTCGCCGTCCATATAAGTAACTGCGTCACCGTATGACTTGTTACTGATTTCAATTGGTGTGCCGCCGAATGTGTGCGTAAAATCGCCTTGACCGACGATAGCGCCAGTAGAGTTATTTAGTACAATAGCTGTGCCGTTTATTTCGCCTGCCATGATTTTTTACCTCGTTGTAAATGTTAAGTATTCAATAGATATATCTCTTTTATACCATGCCTCAGCATTAACCGCTGAATTAACAGTATTGTTTAATATCTCTACCTCTTGTGTATTATACAGTAGTTTGCCACCATAGTTAAATGTTTGCTGTAACTCGTCTATAGCTGTCAACTGGTCGTTGTCGAAGTTATCGCCCGCAAGGGGTACATAAGCGCTTATTTGAAATATACCGCGCTGCTCGTAATTGCTAGCACTTGTTTTTCCTGTTGCCTCTGACAAAGCAGGAATAAAATAAGCAGCAAGCCATAAGGTTTTACCTGATGGGTTTAAAGGCGAGTTCTCAAAAGCTACATCGTCGACAGTAACGCCTGTCGGTAAATTACTTAATAGGTGGCTAATAAGCGCTTGTTTAGTGTTTAAATAACTCATAATGACCTTATCTTGTTTTGCATTCGCATTAGTGCCGCCCTAACCCACCCTTTTGGCGCTTGTAAGCTGTAACCGCCCTTAGATAGCTTGGTGTATTTCTTTTTCTTTTTGTCGTAAGAGCCTTTCTTAACGGGGTTAGGGTAACCTCCGTATTCTAAAACACCGATGTAGGGCAAATTATTAGTGAAATATATTTTTTTCCCTAGCACTGTTTTTGGTGTTTTTGCTGTTTCGTCGCGCTTTTGGCCTCCCTCATCAGTTTTTGCTGACGGTTTGCCTATCGTTAAAAACCAGTTATTTCTAGCTCTGCCAGTGTCTACGGGTGTGCCTTTTACAATCTCGGATAGACCTTTAAAGTATATTTTTCTTAAGCTGAGATTAGTGTCGCGCTTGTTTTTAGCTATCATCTTTTTAACATTATCAGCACCATGCAGCGGCATTACTTAGTCCTTAGCTGTGATATATACAAAAGAGTGTCGCTCGTGGGCGCTTTAACGTCTACGCTAACCACTGTGAACAGTGCCGCCCCCTGCTTTATTGTGTCACCTGTTTTTATTTCAACACTATGTTGACTGACTAGTTGTCTGTCGCCCGCCTGAATTGTGGCGCTAAACATGCCTTGATCATAACTTTTAAACAATGCGTCTACCAGTTCGATGTCTGTCTCACTGATAACAGGTGGGTTTATAGGCGTATTGCCGCCCGTATTTGTTTTACTAACCAAGTGAACTTTTTCAGATGTTGCCGATCCTGTCGCTGATGCGGCTTTAGCAAGTCCTGCGGCTATCTTTGCTTTTATACTTGCGCTGCTCATTTATACGCGCCCCATTTTTCCCGCTGTACAACTTCTGCTCGCGGTAGCCATATATGGAGCTAAAACTTTATCAACAGCGGGGAAGCTAGTAAGCGGATCACCAGAGGCCGTACCTGCTTGATAGGATTCCTTATAAACGCCTACTACCTCCATGCTAGTCAACTGGCCGCTTTCAGATGTGGACGTGAAAGCGTTGGTTGCTGCGCCGTCTATAATGTTGGACATCAGCATCATTTGTGCGTTTTTTACGTCGCTTGGTATTTCGTCGCTGTCAACATCAAAACCCCTAACGACAAGTTGTGACCGTGGAAAAGCCCCTGTTTGCGCTTTTTCTATGCGATAACCGCCTAGCCCGCTTTCATAGTCGCTTGTTATCAGATTGTAAGCTTTTACTGCTGCGGATTCTCTGCCCGTCGCGTCCGACAACGTAAACTGGTTTAATGTCGCCCAAGCTGTATATTCTGAATCAGTCACATAGCTGTTAGCGCCCGCTACAATTGTGCCGTCTT